TGACGTTTCTTTTTAGGCCGCAGTTTACTGCGGTGACAGGGCGGGGGGCTATGCTCTCTTACCCTACGGCTTACATAAGCGGAAAAGCAATTTTCTTCTTAGGACGCAGTCTACTGCGGTGTCGGGGCGGGGGGCATTGCCCTCTTACCCCAAGAACGAGGAAATAACCTTTTGGCCATGCTGAGATGCAGGAGCGATAAGGGGGCAGGGCAGAGCGGAGCAGAGACCGTGGAAGGTGAGCGTCACCAACCAAAAAACTGAAACCCGGGCCCTTGAGCGCCTGCATTGTCGAAGGGCAAATTATGACCCGTTACTGTGCACCTGAGAAGTCGGGTGACACTTTTACTTTAACTATCGCACGGATGGGGTTCAGTAGGTCGCTCTTGGGCGAGTGACTGAAATACCCCTACCCACTGTGCGGTCAGGCCAGGTCCTACTCACTAGCTTAGTGCAGAAAGAGTGGGCGTCAATGCGGCGGACTTGGTCGGACTGGATCCGCAGAATCCAACATGGCAGCAGTAATTCTTAAATTTGTCGCAACAATTCTTAAAGGCCACTTTCAGGAGTACATCCTGTATGAGGCACACAAGTTCTCTCGCCCGTACATGGGCAACTATTTCGCGGGGGCCAATCTCGTCGCCCGGATGATCGCGCGAGCACTGAGGCTGAGGAAAATCTTAGCCATCTATCGCAGCTTTCTGGAGATGATGAAGAGTTTCTACATGATCCCTCGCGTTATGGAAATAACCCGCAATATTGCTCCGGGTATGTTGCTGTATAAGGCAACGACCGGGACAGCCAAGGCAGTGCGTTCCGCATCGCGAGGGCTGTTGCAGTTTTCACGCTCCGTGAAGCTGCGCAAGAGTTTTTCCAGGGTCTCTGCGGGGCTCTGGAATTTTTTGTTCACCGTATTCACCCGCATATCCCGTTTTTTCTATCTGGCCGGCGCTCTGTTTGAGCGTGTGGCCGGGCGAACATAGAGTCCAGCGGGAACGCAGCGGGCGATCTCCGGGCTAGCCCAGCTGCGAGCGAGGAAAGTCCGGAAGTCTCCTCCGGGGAGAAGACTTTAAAACACAATCCCTGGGAAAAGTTCTGCAAAAAATGTGGAGATAACGAGAAGGGACGGACGCACCCAACCCGTTTCCACAAGGACGTTGACGAGCGGCGCCGTGAAAAATCGCCAGATGTCGACAAAAAGAAAGACCCCGAGGTGAACCGGGGCGCAAAAGCCGCAGAAAGCATCTCTGCAAGCCTCGGACGTACGGCGTTAGAGGAAGCAGGTGCCCGAGATGCCGAGCGGGAAATCCAGGCTGATGTGATATATGAGGAAGAAGAACGTACTGTTTTTGACGCCTTGATACAATTCCTTCATGCCAATCGTGCTGCTATTAATGCGATGTTGGCGGTCACGACCTCTTATGGTTGGGCCGACACTGATGCTATTATGCAGTACGTCTTGGGACTCCGAGATATCGGGGCCGAAAGCACGGCCGCGGGCCTTAAAGAGATATTGGTTGGCTGGAAAGGCTACCAATTCCGCCCCGTTGATGTGCTAAGGGCCGGATTGCCCGAAACGTATGCTGAAGAGCTGGACGTACAACGACGCACCCCAAACACTTACGCCAGGAAGTACATGGCAGCAGGCCTAGGTCTGCTGGGTCTTGGCACCGGGATTCGGAAACGTTCAAAACTAGTAGTGGGCCTATCAGTCGGCGCAGCTCTTGCGCTTTATGGTGGGTATATGGAGGACACCACCAGGGTCAAGGTGGTCCATTCGTTCTCGTACGAGCCACTCCTGCCGGGCGCCCAGATGGCGCTCGCTGCCGACCGTAGGAACATGAGTTTTCGAACGGCAAAAGTGCTTGAAAGTACTTTTGGCCTCAAGATTACCCATACTGCTGAAGTGTTTGAGAGAATTCCGTTCTCTTACACGGACGCAGCGGCAGAACATATGGGAGGTTTCCCTTTTCGGAAGGCGGTTAATTCTGCTGAAGAATGGGTGCTCCGGCGCAGTCAGACTGTGGACGACTGGCGGTTGTGTGACGCCAAACATCTGAAACACGAAGAAGCGCGGTTATGGGTTGACGCGGGACCAAGAATGGACCCCTGCGCACTCAGAACCTCCCTAAAAACGACCGTGCCGGGTGTGGACGGTTTGGTTTTTGACCTCACCCTCTACCACTGGATGTCAACGCTATCGAGATTTATGTTAGCGGCCGACTTCCAGAAGGCTGACATGTCATTGAGAAATGGCTACAGCACCCAAGGGCAGATAGCCAACGATTTGACCCAAAACACTGGTGTAGGCATCTTTTATGCCAGCCGTGTGATATCGTTGGTGAACTTCATGCGCGTGAAGCATCTGTCCTCAACGGTCAACCCCGACGCGCAAGAGTGGGATTTACCGTAAGGCCCGCGGGAGGCAGGTTGTACATATACGGCTATAATGTCGACGAAGTTGATTGTGGCGGGGTGACGTGGAATGATCCGCCCGTAAGGGAAGGTAAAATCACGTCCATCTCAACATCTAACAGACTACGTCGAACGCCGGAATGTGTCAGCCTGCCGTGTGTCGTTCGTGGTGGAATTTATTTTCGACCAAATGCGAACGACCCTTTGTCCGCAACTCAGGGCCTGCGGAAACGGTTGGTGCACCAGCGCCCGCCGATTGGTGGGGCCATCTTAGATGAATTCGAAGAGTTCGTTCAACGGTGGCTCAAAAACAATCTCACGCCTCTTACCCCGGAGGATATTCCAACCTTTGAAGAATGGGTGGAAGGGGTAAACCACCCGGAGTGGCGAAAAGACGAGTATCGTACTGCCTACGAACAGTGGGTAGGCGGGGAGGTCAAACCGTCTAAACTCAAGACGAAGAAGTGTTTCGTCAAACGTGAGTTTTATGATGGTCCCAAGTTTCAGCGGGTTATACACTCGCCCACTGATTACGAGAAGGTCTTACAGGGCAGATTTATTTCAGCAATTGAGAAGAAACTCTTTGCTCGCCCTGAATTTATCAAGAAAATACCGAGGGCAGACTGGCCCAGCTACATACGTGATGTAGCGGACAAGGCCGGTTTTCGGATTTTCGGGAGTGATTACTCTTCTTTTGAGGCAAATTTTGTCGCGCGCTTGCAAGAAGTGTGCGAACTCGCCTTGGCCCGATACATGTTCTCCGATGTTATTCAGGAGGAAGGCGTTCAAGACATATTGAACGGCAACCAGAGGAAAAGCCTGGAATCAAAGCTGTTTACGGCTTACATAACAGGCAGACGGTCAAGTGGGCAGATGTCCACCTCTTTGTTCAACGGGTTTTCGAACCTGATGTTCAATTTGTTCATACTGTTGGTTAAGCTGGGGGCCACTGAAGTGGCGGCGGTTGTAGAAGGTGATGATGGGCTCTTTGCCCACAATGCACCTCGCGACCCGACCCCGGCTGATTATCTTCAGCTTGGATTGACTATCAAAATCGTTCCAGTTGACGCCTGGTACAAGGCATCATTCTGTGGCGTCGTGACCCATCCAGATGTACTAGACACATTGACGAATCCGTGGAAAACGGTTCTGACATGTAGCTGGGCGGGCCACGCCTACCTTAGAGCCAGAGACAGCACTCTATTGATGCTGGCTCAGGTCAAAGGACTCTCTTATCTCGCGCAGTACCCGGGATGTCCAGTTGTGCAGTCCGTTGCACTCTGGATGTTGCGGTGCACAAAGTTTGATCCAGCGCGATTGATGGACTTGTTGGATTGGTACAGCCAACAAGTGGGGGTTACTTGGTGGGACCGGCAAATTGTTCATGAGATTAAAAACTCCAATTTGCAGGCT